AGATAGCCCTAGGTTTTCTGACATGCCTGCTGATTATTCAGATCGCATTGCTAACATGTTGATTGGTGTGAAGGAGTTGTATGAAATGCGGTTCGAGCGTTTGTTCCAAACTTTTGAAGACTGCATTACAGTCGGTGTATTTGATGAGCCGACGGAGACTGTCCCTGTTGCGCAGGAACCAACTGAACTTCAAATGAGTTTCACTTATGACTATGAGCCAAGTGAATATACGAAAACAGAATGGACTAGGTGGTATCCCGAAAAGCTGAATTATGAACTGTGACCGTTGCGAAGTTAAAATACTTGACGATGACGCCGCTATGTGTTTTAATAGCGGCAATGAAGAAGTTTATTTGTGCGAAACATGTATAGAAGAAATAAAACGGGAATGGATGAGTGAGAATAGAGACACAAATTTTAACGAACTTGATTAACAACGAACGCTATATCAGAAAAGTTATTCCTTTCATGCGTGAGGATTATTTTTCTGAAGCTGAAGATAGAAAAGTTTTTCAGACGATTAAAACTTATGTTGATAAGTACAATGGCACTCCTACAAAGAGTGCCTTGCTTATTGCACTGCAAGAAGATAGGTCTGTCACTGAAGATTTGTATCTCAAGTGTGAGTCTAATATCAATGGGATGAATCCTGAAGACAACACTGATGAGGCTTGGCTGTTAGATGAGACTGAAAAGTATTGTAAGGACAAGGCAATCTACAATGCTATTATGGAAAGTATTCAGATCATTGATGGTAGCAACAAGGAGATAGGCCCTGATGCATTGCCTTCTCTTTTGTCTGATGCGCTTGCAGTAGGCTTTGATAATAATGTCGGTCACGACTATATTGAAAATGCAGATAAGCGGTATGAATTCTATCATCGACTTGAAGAGAAGGTTCCTTTTGACTTGGAATACTTCAACAAAATCACTGAAGGCGGTCTGGCAAACAAGACACTGAACATTGCCCTCGCAGGTACTGGTGTAGGTAAGTCTTTGTTCATGTGTCACATGGCTTCGGCTGCAATTTCATCAGGGAAGAATGTTCTGTACATTACACTTGAGATGGCAGAGGAAAGAATCGCTGAGAGAATTGACGCTAACATGATGAATGTTCCGATTCAAGATTTGAAGGACATGCCTAAGAAAATGTTCGAGAATCGTATTGGCAAGATCAATGAAAAGATTCAGGGAAGATTAATCATCAAGGAATATCCTACTGCATCGGCACATGCAGGACACTTCAAAGCACTATTGAACGAACTTAAACTTAAAAAAAGTTTTCGCCCTGATATTATTTTCATTGACTATCTTAACATCTGCTCTTCAAGTAGATTCAGACCAGGGTCCGCGGCTAACTCATATACAATTATCAAGTCTATAGCAGAGGAGCTTCGAGGGCTTGCTGTTGAATCTGATGTCCCTATTGTGTCTGCAACACAAACAACTAGGAGTGGCTATGCTAACAGCGATGTGGAGCTGACAGACACATCCGAATCGTTTGGTCTTCCTGCTACTGCTGACTTGATGTTTGCGTTGATTAGCACTGAGGAGTTGGAGCAGATGGGTCAGTTGATGGTGAAGCAGTTGAAGAATCGATACAGTGATCCTACTGTCAACAAGCGATTCATGGTAGGAATTGATCGAGGCAAAATGCGACTGTATGACTTGGACGAGTCTGCGCAACAAGGCATCACTGACTCGGGGCAAGATGATGGCCCAGCTTTTGATAAAGGAGCATTTGGTAGTCGCTTAGGCAATTTTGAAAACATAAAAGTCTGAAAAAAACGCCCTAGCGCATCATATGCAAGTGAGTACTTACTTCATTATCTCAAAAGTTTTGGCTTTATAAATACTTACATGTTTAAAGTATATCTTTTCATAATCATCGTAGGCACACTTAGCGCAGTTGGCTACGGTGCGTATTACGAATACAAAGACATGCAATCTCGCATTGAGACTTTGCGTGAAAACAATACCAAGCTGAAGATAGTAGCTGAAGACAACCAACGAGCAATGGAAGAGGCACAGGCATTTGCCGAAGAGATGACTGCTCGGAATCAGGAGCTCCAAAGCAACTTACAAAAAGCTGAAGCATACAAGGACGAGTTACAAGGTAAGTTGCAAAGACACGATCTTTCTCGCCTTAGCTTGCTGAAGCCTGGATTAATCGAAAAGAGAATAAATGATGCGACCAAGAAATTATGGAATGAGATGGAAGAACTTACTGATTCCTCTGCTTCTCCTTCCAGCGATTAGCGCCTGTTCAATTCTACAGAAGCCTGAACCTGAAGTTGTTATCAGGACTAAGGTGGTGGAAAAAAAAATTCCACTGCAAACTTCTCCCAAACCCATTTCCCTCAATCACCCTCAAATGTATGTGGTGACTGCTGAAAATTGGGACACCTTTATTGAAGATTTCAAAAAAGACAATGGTCAAGAATGGGTCTTCTATGCTATCAGTGTCAGAGGGTATGAAACGCTGTCACTAAATATTGCTGAGATGAGAAGATATCTTGAGCAACAAAAATCCATTATACTATATTACGAGCAAGCCATTTCAGGCCCACCCGAAGAGGTTAAGCCCGTAGAAGGTGAGAATACAGAATGAAAAAACTATTTTTCTTAGTGGCGATACTCATTGTTGTTGGCTGTCAGTCTTATGATGTAAGTTTTTACGATGATAACGAATCTATGCTTGCGGTTAATATGTGGGCATCCGTAGACCGAATCAACTGTGAAAATGCGTCAACAAGCAGACCACAATTTTTTATTGTCAAAGAGAATCTAACTACCTTTCAACTATACACTATTGCAAAGGGATCTTCAGACATCACAGAAATTTTAGATTTGGTTCAGCAAACAGTTGACCCTACTTTGATGAAAGACGAAATTAGTACTGCTTACTGTAAAGCCAAGAAAAGAAGCCTAGAGACACAAAGCAGAGATATTGCCCAAGCAGTCATGAGGAGATTTTAATGCTAGATAAAATGCAAGAGTTTTTGGCGTGCGGAGAATCCGACCTAGAATTTCATGCGCAAGAAATTTTAGACCTACAAGAAACTTATGAAGATGGTCTTCTTACCAAAGAAGAGTACGAAGAACTGTTGCAGGATATTGAAGTTACAGTTGAAGTAAATACACGATGCAATGAAGTAGTGATGAAAGCAAATTTTCTCAAAGCCTTGAACTTGATTTCTAAAGCCTTATAAATATTCCTGAGAGAAATTTTAGGAGGCTGTAATGGCTGAGGAAGAAGTAAAAGGGTCTACTTATCACCCTGCAGATACAAACGGTGATGGTAAAGTAAGCGCAGAAGAAGAATCAATGTACCTCGAGTTTAAGAGAAAAGAACTTGAGGACAAAGATGCACAGAGAGATGCTATCCGTAAGATGGCTTGGTTCTCGCTCATTGGACTTTTAGTATATCCAATTGCAATCGTGCTTACTTCTTTGTTGGGAATGGATACAGCGGCAAAGCTAGTGGCTGACATTGCCCCTACTTACTTCGCTTCCATCGCAGTATTGGTATCTGCATTCTTTGGTGCTGATGCGCTGAGAAAATAGCAGTCATATATGAAGATCACAGGCACCCATCTAGGGATATTTGTGATGATAATTTACTTCACAATACAGCTCAAAGAGTGGTCTATAGGGTAACTTAGACCACTCAGAGCGACCCCTAAGACACCCTAGTGCCTACCGACATCTAGTAATACCCTCATAATACCCCCTTCTCACAGGCGAATATAGGCTGTCCGTAAGTCATTGATTTCATTGGAAAAACTTTTTTTAACTTTTTTTAAAATACCAATAAAATCAATAGGTTACAAACCAAAAAAAGGTTGACTTATAGGTCACGATCCCTTATAATGTGTATCTAAAGTGAGAAAAGAGATCAAAAGCATGAAACTAGTTATCCAGACACAATTCCGCGAGAACTACGGTGCCCATGATTGGGACGGCAAGGGTCTCTGCCCTCAGTATTGGAAGAACAAGGGTGGTGACACCTACATCGTTGAGGTGAGCCTCGAGGAGGCGCAGGACGCTGGCTTCTATGCCGCCGTGGGTCGTTGCATTGCGCATCGCTCTGATTACTCTGAGGAGTATATCATTGGCGAGACTTTGGTCGATGATGTGGACTTTGTAGAGTCCGATCATGTCGAGTCCTGGGAGTCTGCGATCTACTGCATCAAGCTGTCGGATCGAGTGCAACTGGCTTGTCGTCAGGTTGCTCGCAAGTATGACATGGACTCTACCCCATATGGTGAGCGAGCGTGGACTCAGGACCCCGAGGGTCGCACTGAGATGAGCCTCGTCCAGTATGAGGATGCGGCATAATGCTTGAACTGATCGGATTATTGGCGTTGATTTTTATAGGCGTTAGGTTCTTGCCTAACATACTGATGTTCTTGGTAAAATT